AGTAGCTATTTGTTCTTCTGGCTCCTGTATTCTTAAGTTTCCTAATTTAGCTCCACTAACAAATCCATCTTGACCAGACGGCAAAGGAATTTGTCCACGTTGAGTAGGTATAATTTCTTGTAACTCTTCACCATCTTGATAAAAATATGGCTTGCCTTCTGCTCTTCTTTTTAAGGCAAACTCTTTAGCTTTTGGAGGAACACTATCTGGCATTTCTCCACGAGTAATTGCTTGTAATTCTTCGTCTGTTAAACCAGGGATCATAGATGGTATTTCAGTTTCTTCACCATTTATTTTTACTCCAATAGAAAACTCCGTCATTGTTTCGCCGGTATTTACATTTTCTTTTGGCCCAAGAAATCCTCTCTGAGATTTACGACTTCCATCTGATCTAAATGCAGATGGATCAATAATCATATCTACTTGACGCTCAAGCTCTTCAGGTGTTGCGCCTTTCTCTGTTAATGCTCTGTTGTCTCCTACACCGCTGTAATACGACTCCCCTCGTTTAACTTCTCTTGCGCTACCCTGCATGTCACGAACAACAGGAAGCCCAGCCCACTCTTTTGATAGCTGATCTAAAAATGCATCCCTAAATGACCTGTTATTTTCTTTTACATCAATGTTTGCACGTCTTACTCGCTCATCAATAAGATTGTCTGCGGCAAGATCTTGTATTCGCTCATCAAACTTTTGGCCCAAACTAAAATTATCTGGATCTCTTTTTACTATTGCTTGAAGAGTAGAAAGTTTTATTTGATATGCGCCAGCAGATGTATCACGGCCTTGATTTTGCAACTGTGCTTGATAACGCAAAACCTGGCCAATAGTCATATCTGTAAGAGGTACTTCTTCTCCTCCTACAATAATGTTGTAGTTATCATCTGACTCTACTTTTATAAAGTCTCTAAACCTACGATATTTGTCGCTAGGTTTTTTCATTCGCTTTCTCTTTGCTCATTACGGCCAGTAAGCATCCCAGGTATTTTGCCGAGTCCAATAATTGGAGCCACTGCAGTAGTCACTGCTGTTTCAACACCAGCAGTACGTTCTGATGGATTTTCTGCAAAATACTCCGATCTTGTTGGCCTGCGCAAAAGATTTTCGCCTCTGCTACCTCTAACCATTTCTCTAACGCGACGAATGTTTGCGGCCACATCTGCTTGTTCTTGCGCCAACCTTCTTGCTGACTGCTCTTGTATTGATAAATAAGCAACTTGCTCTGTTACATCTTCGGTGGAAATTTTATTATCTGGAAATTGTCGGTTATGCTCAGAAACTATAGCTTCTTTTTCTATTTCAATCTGAGCCCTTACGTTTTCTAAATCTTCGTCTCGTTCATTTACAACATCTTGACCAGAAACGTACTTTTCAAAAAACTTTAGCTCTTTAAACGCATTACCAATAAATACTTCTGGGTCATTAGCCGCATCAGGATTCATTTGTAACTGCAAATCAAGTTGTTTTTCTAACTTCTTATAGTCATCGGCAAGACGCCCTGCTGTAGCATCGCGCATTTGACGCACAATGTCGTACATAGCAGGAGATCCAAAATCAAACCCAGCTACCGTAACTTGATTTGATAACGCTCGCCCAGGTTGATAACCCAGCTTTTCAGGATCGCCCATGTCGAGGTAATCGCTAAAGGTGCTTTCAATAGTTGTTGAGCGATACTCGTCTGATCTGCGTACTTTTTCTTGTTCGTCTTTAGCTAAATCAATAGCTTCAGAAATAAATCTTCCAAGCTGTATTTTTTTTCGTTGGCTTGTTTTCGGATCTTGATATTCTTTTAATGTTTCTCCAAAACTTTTAGTTATCTCACTGCCACCTGTTTTTTCTAAAAATCTAGTAAGATCAAATGTTGGGTTATTGTCTAGCCAATCTTGCCTTGAATCTGTAAGTTTGCCTTCGGTGAATAAACTTACTCCACTTTGCCGCTCTTCATCAGCATCTTTCAAACGATCATTTAATGTAGCTAAATGAGATTGGTCTAAGTCATAATTTCCTTGATTCTCAGCCCTTACAATTTGCATAAACTGAGAAGGGTTAAAATTTTCGGCGTTCTTTAAAAACCGCTCAACCAGACCATCTATAACTTGATCTTGTCGAAAATCATCTGCTTCACGCGCAGCTTTATCACTAGCGCGGCGATTTTTATATAACTCTGTTCCTGTTTGCTGAACAAGACCAACATAAACACTGCTATCAACAAACTGTGACTCTTCTCCTAATGCAATTAAATCTTTTTCGATAGACAAAAGTTCTGGTTTGTTATCTTCATACGACTCAACATTGCCAGACAAATTAGCAAATCTAGTCAACAAACTCTCAAGAGTGTCTTCATCAGTACGTCGTTTAACTTCATTACCAGCCTGGTCTATTACATTTTGATCTCGTTGTTCGCCAGCTTGAATAGACCTTAAAGCAGAAGTTGCTCGAGTCCCATGAAGAGCAATAAAATTATTTTGCGCTTCGCTACCCTCTCCAGATGCATACGCGTTTTCTGCCATGTTTGCAAAAGCCCTGCTGTATTGGGTTTCAGCACTGCTTATAAGGCCATTAAATTGAGATAAACTCATCCCTGTTAATGGATCAGCTTGTAATTTTCTGGCGCTAGATAATGCTCCGCTTCTTGCAGAATCAGAAATGTTAGGATCAGCATACCGAGTCAACAAGCTTGCAACTTTCTGTTGTTTTGTTTGTGTTGTTAGTCGTGATTGCGCGGCTCTTACAGCCGATAGTAACTCTGGATCATTTGTAGCCCGTGCTTGTTGTAATGAGTAGTTGATAATAGCCTGCGGGTCGCCACTATCTACTATCTTCATCATTTTATTTTCTTGATCTAGAGCTTCTTTTCTTTGTGGCAAAAAGCCAGCAAGCATTGCACTAGTTCCAAGCGCATTTAAATATGAAGGATTAGCCAAAGCATTTCCTACATTACGGCTAAAACCAAACCGACCCGATCTTCTTCCAAACAAAGACATTAGTTAATCCTTAATCATCTGGGAAAAAAGTCTTTCCTATGGTATTTAAAATATCTACTAGCCCACCAGTTTCACCTTGTTGCATAGGCCTTAATGCGCCAGCTAACAATCCAGATCCAATAGTGCCTACCAAGTTACCCTGACCAATACCAGACTGCAGGAGTGCTTCCAAGCCACCCATAGATGCTTCACCAAACAAACCAGTGCCATACAGCTGTCCACGTTGCGCTATCTGAGACGCCAGCAAGCCTTGACGCAATCCTGCTAAAACCTGAGTTTCTGGCCTGTACGCCGCTTCAAGAGCTTTCAGGCCCATGCCCTGCTCTGCGGCTTGAAGTCCAAGATTTCCTGCCAACAACCTACCACTTAAGCCAAAAGCGTCAGAAGCTAGTTTTGCCTGATTCATTCTTTCTAGTTCGGCTTGCTCTATAGCCATAACTGCAGCTCTGTTTTTAGCTTCTTCTTGAGCTTTAGCCAAAGCTAATTGCTCAGATGTACCGCCATACATAGCGGTATTTACACCAAGCCTTCCCTGGTTAAATAGCCTTTCTTCTAATGCTAATCTAGCCCTTTCTTCTTCTGGTCTTTGGATAGTTCTAAGTCTATTAAATATCCTTTGCTCTCTATCTGCTCTTGATCCAGCAGGAATAGCGCTAAACATTGCATTAGCTCTATTTAAAACATTCCTGCCCGCAGCTTCTAACCCTGCGGATCCTGACGCATCAGTACCAACAATTGCTCTACGTCTCGCATCTTCAAGTAACTTGTTTTTAAGTAACTGTTCGCCAGCACTTAGGTCAGTCATAACATTGCCTTGAGGGCCAACATTTACACCAGAGCTAAAGTATTGAGAAGGCGTACCAGATGTTGAGCCTACTCCTACGCTAAATGGTTTAAACTGAGCATCAGCCCTGCCTAGCTCTCCTATTTCAAGCGCACCTCTTTGAGCGGCTTCTCCAATATCTCCGAGACGGTCATAAGCACTATTAACAGCGGCAAGACCACCAGTAACCGCCGCGGTAGTTCCTAAGTTATCAAGAATTCCACTGCCTAGTTTTAACAAGCCACCTACAATTGGATTGCCGTCATCTTCAGATGACTGACTATCAGGTGTCAAAAAACTAGTAAACATATTAAAGCTCATAATGTTCTACCTAATAACGCCAACACGTTAAAGTCCTGTATTGATATTGAATTACCATTAATCTCAGTTTCAAAACCTACTGTAACAACATTGCCATAGCCAGTAGTGTTAATAGATTTGCGGTTAATTACTTCGCCTATAGTAAACTCACCAACAGTGTATTCCGTCTCACCATAAAACGCTGGTGTTCCACTCGACGATTGATAGGTTGCAACATTGCTAGTTAATGCAAAGTCATAACCCCACTTAAGAAAAAGATTTGTATTAGACCCGCCTATAATTGTGGGCCTAATCTTTTTAAGAAACTTAATTTTGCTAGGATCTCCAAATGTTAGCCCTGGGCTAGAGTATCTAAATATAAAACCACTGCCAGCATCAGTAGATCCAGTGTAAGTGCCAATACCACTTGTGGAGCCTATATAAACATCGCCATTTCTGTCTCTAGCAAATGATTTAAAGTTAACACCAGGCCATTTAGTTACTCGATATGACCCATTCTCTAACACGCCTCGCAAGTCAAAACAGTAAATAAGATTGCTATCTGGGAAACCAATTAAAAAGAAATAGTTTTCAGGGCTATATACAGATGTTAGTGGGCTAGTTTTAGCCGCAATTGTTGCAATTAAATCTTGCTTTACATTTCTGCTCAAATCATTAATAGGCAGTGACTTTTCTTGTATTGATCTACCTAGACTTCTAAGTCCGTCCTGACTGAGAAAAAATAGATCATTACCAACAGCCTTAACTGTTTTCCTATCCACACAGCCAACACCTGGAATTGTATCGCTCAATGCCATGCTTGCAGGAGAGTCTGCTCCTGAATAAATAATTATGTTCTGTTCGCCAAATACAACAAGTAAACCATTGTGCGCGGCTAATGCTACAATCTTGTCAAAACCATTTGGCCATACTTTTGCTACATCAATATTGCCACTAGATCCACCACTAAAAGCATTGCCATCTAGTAAGTCAGACCAATAAATAATTGTGTCATTACTAGCATTACCAGCAATAAATAACCTACCAAAAGCGGCAATAGCCTCATGTGCCTTAAACGTAGCATTAGTAGCCCCACCATTGGCTACCGTAAATGTCCTAAGCCCATTACTATTGTCATAAACAAGAGGATCAAAACCTCTTTGAAAGAAATACGCCTTATCATTAAAGGTTACAATCTTCCAGTCATTAGCAGTAATTGTATAAGACCCTGGAGTTGCGTCCGTTAAGGTAGTAGTGCCAGTTAAAATTTTATTATTACCAGTGCTAAAAATTACTTCATTACCAGCACTGTCATAAAATTCATGTATGTTATGTATATAATCAGTGCCTAAAGCTGTTTTATTTGTTGTTAGTACACTATTTCCCTTTCTAGAAGCAAGACGCCCTTCTTTGTCTATTACTGCATTGTCAGCAATTTCAGCAAATGCAGTGTCTTGTGCAATAGGAGAATCTTCAGTATTTATTCCCCTAAAACCTGGACTCATCAAACTTATGTTTTGTAATGCTTGTGCCATATCAAAACCTAAGGAGTATAAAAGATAGTTTCTTCAGGATGTTTTTGTGCATCTAAAGCAATAGCATCTGACAAATGTTTATCAGCAATAGCAAAATACTCTGCTGTAGATGTTCCTCCAGTTTCTCCTCTTTCTCTTGCAAGCAATGCTATAGCCATATGCAACACAGGAGTGCTTGGTATTGCAAGAGTGTCGGCATTAGATGATAAAGGTACATTTCTCAAAACCACTCTAGCTCGTAATGTATAAGCTTTATCAGGAGTTGGATAAATCTTAATCTGGCAATCGTCACTACCATCTAGTCCGCTATATGTATAATACTGCGGAGCACCAGTTACTGCTTGCTGTATATATTCTTTATCATCAAACCACTCTTGAGTTTGATATTCCATTTGCAGATTTGATGTGTCATTAATTAAATTAAGTAACTTGCCTTCACTTTTAAAGCCAGTAAGAGAATAAAGGTTATCGTCAGCAGATGTTGTAATAGTCAACGTACTACGCAGTGCAGACCAATCCCATGCAGTTTCTACAAGATCTTTGGCGTCATTAATAAAGTCACCAACCATCTTGCTGTACGCATCTGCAGATACATTAGTTACCTCGTCTTCTCGTAATCTACGAAGCACCCCATTGCAAATATCTAAATACGTCATTAAATAAATCTCCTGCCAAACATACCTAAACTACTAAGTTGAGGCATTTGACCAAACTGCGACTGTGCGCTTTGAGATGATCCATTTCCAGAAAGTCTACCAAGCAACTCAGCAGATCCTTGCATAGCATTTTGCTGTGACATTCCGCCAAACAAACCACCTACCCCTGTTAGTCCTACTGCGGCATAAACATTAGCAGGCTCAATAATTGGAGTTAAACCTGGCTGTTGAAAAGGAATCTCTGGGATAGGTGTTGATAAAATAGTTCCTTTACCACTTACTCCTCCACCAAAAAGCCCATCTCCATTACCATCTTCATCTCCATTTTCATCTCCAGAACCATCACCATCTCCATTACCGTCGCCATCTCCAGTGCCATTTCCATTACCAGTAGTACACTTTGGACTGTTGGCAGTGCTAAAAATAGTAGAGCCTCCTCTACCATCAGCATAACTTGTAACTAATGTTGTGCCGTTACATTCCTCTCCAAGAACAACACCTTTATCTGGATTTGTTCCTCCAGGTTCTCCATCTCCATTATCGCCACCGCCAGTGTCTCCACTACTATCACCAGCTCCATCATCACCACATTCATCGTCATATTCAGCTGAGTATGAGTTGTACTGAGCGTTGTACTCTATGGGATTGCCGGTTGGTACATAACTTACTTTTGGTGAATTGCAATCAATATCTGATGGAATATTGTTACCACCACCGCCATCAATTTCACCAGAAGGATCAGGTATAATTGGATTAGGGTCAGAGCCTGGATTTATAGTT